AAAAGTATCATTTTCAACATTCAAATCTCCTGTTCCATAGTTAGTGTTAGAAGATGGGCTGTCTGTACCAATACAAACATCTCCTGTTGATAGTATTGACATTTTTTTATCAGTCCCTGCACTACCTTTTATGAAATCTAATCCATAAGAATTTGCACCACTTACTGGGTTAGACCTTAACCTCCAAGTTGAACCACTTGTAACATCTAATTCAGCACCAGAATTTCCACTTGTATCTATTGTTCTTATTGCACCCTCTACATCTAATTTTTTAGCAGCAACTTTACCAATACCAACTTGACCTGATGAGTCAATAGTCATACGAGTAGTAGCACTTGTGCTAAATTTCACAGCTCCTGCAAAATCATTATCAATATGAATATCTCCTACATCATCATTTCTAATTATAATACCTGCTGAATTAGCACCTGTATTTCTTAGATATGTTGTTCCTTTTGTATTATCTATAAACAAATGACTTCCATTATGCTCAATAGTAGCATCTGCATCTGTTCCAAACCTTGCTTTAACTTGGTCTTGGTATGTACTGTGATCTTGAAAAATTGTAGAACCTGTAAAAGTTGTACTTGAAGAATCTATTTTTATTGTTCCACTATTTTGCGACCTAATTTCAAATATTTTTCCAGTTGCTGTTGTTCTAAAAGTAGCAGCATTATTACCATCATTACAAGTTAAATTCATTAATATACTTTCAGAAGCATCTGGTGATTTAAATAATCCAACACCAGCTGTTAGATTTCCTGAAAAAGTTGCTGCTCCACCATTAGACATATCTAAGGTTAAAGCATCTATTGTAGAAGAACCATCAACACCTTTAAATATTATATCTTTATCAGAAGCAGAATTTTGTATTTTAATATCTCCTGTTGTTTGATTAATAAATAAAGCGTTAGTGCCATCGTGTAAAAGTCTTAAACTACTAAGATAAAGCGACTTGCCTGTTGCTAAACTTACATCTCCTGCAAAAGTTGCACTTTCATCTTGATTTAATTTTAAGATTAAATTATTACTTTGTATGTCAGTATGTGAAAAGTATAAATTTTGTGAGTCAGAACTCATAAAGAATTGGGCATCACCAGAAGTTCCTCTTATAAAACTCAATAAACTTTGCTGACCTTTTAAAGCCATTTGTGCTGTTGATGTATCTCCACCCCCAACACTAACTTTACCTGAAAAAGTTGCAACTGATGTACTCGCATTAAGCGACATTATGGATGATCCACCACTTGATTTGTATGATAATGAGTCAGTACCTGCTTCTAAATAATGGTCTCCACCATAATCAAATGTTAATCTTGAATTTAATGTTATATTCCCTGCAAAAGTTGAAGTTCCTCCTGCGACTTGACTAAATGTTTGAAAAACAGTACCACTATTATTCCTAAAATATATATTACTACCTGTTCCACTATTTGCTGGGGATTGTAAATAAGTCCCTAAACTTGTAGCAGAATAAAGTGTGTTTGTAGCATTTACGCCCTGTAACCAACCACCAAGTTGTATGTCTTGTCCAAAAGTTGCTTTTCCATTACTAGCTATTGTTAAAGCATTTGTATCTAAAGCACTTGAATTACTTGTTCTAAATATAAAACTTTGACCTACTATATTGTGGTCAATATAAGCAGCTCCTACTGGACTGAATCTTAAATTGTTGTCTTTAAAAAATGAATCTACAGTACCAACATAAACTACACCACTAACATCTGCATCTCCTGTAATACCAACCCCTGTACTTGTAGTTTGTAATTTGACACCACCTTGATAATATAAATATGCTGCATTAACATCTCCTGCAATTATATTATTTCCACCTGCTACTAATTTAAACTCATCTGTTGCAGGAAATTGAAAATAAGTATCAGTATCGTTACTGTGATAAATATATTCACCATTATATATATTGTTTGAATTCAAACTATCAACAACTAAACTTGCTGCTATATATCCTGTTGCTCCAATATCTACTGTAGTTGTAGGTTGTGTTGTTGTTCCTTTAAATAATCTATATAATTCTGTTCCACTTGAAGCATCCATAAACAACCCTGTATATCTAGCAGTACCATCATTGTATTTACCATAGAAACCTATGTCAAGAGAATTAGCCGAATTGTCTTTTGCTAGTTCTATTAATGGGTCTTCTACTGCTAGTGTTTGTGTGTTTATTGTTGTTGTTGTTCCGTTTACTGTTAAGTTACCTGCTATTGTTACATCACGACCAAAACTTGCATCAGCATTTCTAGAAATTGTTAATGCTGTTGTATCTAGTGCGTTTGCATCTGATACTTTAAACACTATTGATTGTGTTACTGCACCTTGATTTATTTCAAAATCTCCTGTATAATTTCTAATAATAGAATTAGTTCCATCGTGGCTCATAGCTAAATCAAAACTTCCTACATATATATATTGATTGTCTGGAACATAAATATTACCTGAAGCCGATACATTACCTGTTACTTGAATACCTGTGCTTTTTGTTGCTAATTTTTCACTACCATTGTGAAATATTTGAACTTCAGAACTCGATAAACCTACTATTGCATTCTCATTACTATCTGTTTGTAAATAGAAATTACCAGACCTGATATATAAATTTCCTGTTCCTACTTCATCAATATACGAGTTAGAACCATCGTGATAGATTTGTAAGTCATTACCAATTCCATACATTGATTTAACATTGTCTGAATGTTCTACATTTGCAAAAGCAACAGAAACGCCATCAGTAATCCAACCACCTGTAATTGTAACCCCTGAAGTTGTAGTTTCAAATTTCTTAATATTATCGTAATAAAGATTTACTGCACCATTTTCTACAGCACTCATCATAATTTCAGTTATTGATGAATTATATACTTGTAGATGATTTGTTGATAAAACAAGCAAACCTGTACCTGTATCTGATATAAAACTATTACTGCCATTGTGATAAATTTCTAATCCATCACTAGAAGTTCCATAAATAGACTTTACATTATCATTATGTATAGTATTACCTGTCATAGTTCCACCTGCTAAAGGTAAGAACGAACCACCACTACCTGTAATAGAACCTGTTACTGTTAAATCTCCTGATACTGTAGCACCTGCTGATGTTGTTTCAATCTTTGTAGTTCCTCCATATTTTAAGACCACATTATCATTTCCTGTGTTCATAGAAATAAATTGATTTCCACTTACACTATTTCTTAAAAAAATGTTTGTACCTGCTGTCTGTATATATAAATCTCCTGCTCCAAGTTCATTTATAAAACTATTATTTGAAGAATGATGAATTTCCAAATCTGAGCCTGTACCAAATTTCGCTTTTACACCATCTGTATAAATAACATCTCCTGTCATTGTACCCCCTGCAAGTGGTAGGAATGAACCTCCTGAACCTGTGATAGTGCCACTTACTACAAGGTCTCCTGTAACAGAAGCACCTGTATTTGTTGTTTCTATTCTTTTTGTACTATCATAATAAAATTCGTTGTTTCCATCTTTAAGAAACCTAGCCATATATTCACCTGCATCATCTAAAATGTTAATACGATTTCCACCTCTTAAAATAAGGTTGCCTGTTCCTGTTTCATTAATATAAGAGTTTGACCCATCGTGATAAATCTGCAAGTCTGAACTAGCACCCATTAAGATTTTAGAAGTATCAGTAAAAGTAATGTCATCATTAGCACTAACTGCTATGTCTGTTCCACTTGTAGTATTACCAAATGTTAGAACTTCTTGTAAAGTATCTGTTTGTGAGAATTTAGTATCTACATAATCCTTAACTGCTTTAGATGTAGGTAAGGAAGTGTCGTTGTTGTTGTTAGCAATACCATCAGCTTGGTCAACTAACTTAGTAATTGTAATGTTTTCACCAGTATCTTTTAATGAACCCCATTCAAGTACATTAGTAACTTTTAAATCACCACCAGTATTCATATAAACACCAGTCTGATTTCCTGATCCGTCAGTCAATTCTTTTAATGATGCTGCAAGTGCTACATTATCAATAGTTTTGATTAAGGCAGGATATGTAGCTGATATTTTCGTGTTAAATAGAGTTGCCATATTTAGTTTTTTTGTTATTTAATATTTTTTTTAAAAATACTTTCAATTTTTCTATGTTTTTTTTCTTTGGTTTATATCTCATAATACCCATCCATTAAATGTTGCATCATAGCTTGGGTATAAATCGTCATTTGTATTACTTGTGTATTCTGGGTAAGTAGATTGATTAAAAGACATAAAGTCTATAAACCTTCTAGAGTACCATTCAGCGTTTGTTCTTGCTTTTTCTACTAGATAATCTACTTCGTTTTTACTTACTGTTTCTGATGTTTCTGAAGTATGCTTAAACACACCTCCATTACGCACTTGATATGCTGCAAAAGGCAGATAATCCACTTGTGCATACCATATTACCATAGGAACAATATAATCATTTAGCAAAGTTTTCCACCTTGCATTAGCTGCTAAGTCAATATTTGGAATTGCTGCTGTTAATCCATTGTACAAATCTGTTCCCATATACTGTTGTACGTGGATTTCCTGCGCTAACTTTATAAACTGGATAAACTTGTCAGTATCGACATTTCCATCCAGTATGGAGTTTCTTACAAGGTCTGTTCTATTTATAAATAATTGAGTTGCCATATCTTTTTTTATTTTACTCCTGGATAATGCCCTTCATTTGGCATATTAATTGGTGCTATTTGTGATTCTTTAGTTCCTCTTGGTTTTTTTATGTAACTTTCTGGTATTGATCTTGTTCTTTTATAGTTGTCTAGGTTTTCAGAGGGTTCTGTATTGCTTTCTAAACGATATAATACTCTTACCCATTTATGTCTGCAATAAACACCACCCTTATACTTAAATAAATCATAGGGTTTTCCTTTATGTCCTAATTGTTTGTTAACCCCATCTCTAGATGCTCTATCTATATCTTCTAATCTATATACAATACCACTTTGTGATAAACGCATCATATTAGAACAGAACTCTCTAGTAGATTTGCTTGGTTTTCTAGAACCTACAGCATACTTATACCTAATCTTGTAGTTTTTAGAATCTAAATAACTAAAC